CACAGATACCCAAGCAGTCTACTGAGACGATTATTTAAACTAAACGCGACTGGCAGTCGCGCCAAGTTCTTATAACCGAAACCAGAGAAACGTGCTACATTAGCCATCGAGATTTCTCTCGATCTTTTCACCTTTCTCCAAAGCTCCTCAAGAGCAGCGAGGTTACTCGCCGCAACACTGAGTTCCGCTAAGGAAATCGGCGTGGCGTCTTGTCCTCGAATCCAGGTTCGCTTCGCAAACTCTAGACTCTTACTAGATGAGACTAGGGATTTGGCAATCCCAACCTCTACACCTAGAGTGTCCATAAGGACGAGGTACTTCTCCGCAACGGCTTTGTCAGCTATGACAATATCGTCTCCGAGTAATGCATACTTAGAGAACCATAACGGTTTATCTGGGTACGCAAGAAACGCAGCGTATTGTACAATGGCATGATGAGTCAGCGCGAGCATCGCCCACGATGACAGCGCACCCATAGGCTGTCCAACCTTATAGTAGACACTCATGAATCCCAAATTGTAACTTTTAGCTACCTTTGGTAATCCATAAGGCCGTCCTACAAGGATATGAGCCCACAGATACGCTAGCCGATCACCCAAGAGAGGCTTCAGCAAGGACACCTGTATCGCTACAGGGAGTCGATCCGTTGCCGCCGATAAATCGTAAGACGCGAACCATTCTTCTCCTTTGAAACGATCGAGAAGACGGGACACCGGTCCCATCTGGTCGAAAGTTCCATCGGTTGGAACGTGTCGCAATCTTGCGAATATCCACTCATGGATAGGACTCATGAGCGCCTGAGTGATCAGGTTCACCATAGCAAAGACTCGGATCTTTCCTGGTTCCTCCTTGAAACCTAATCGCCCAAAGAATAAGGGTTTCCCCCAAATACGCCCGACAACTTTTTTGCGACCGACAGTCTCATCAGAAACCGTCAACCACTCCAAAGGAGCCCGACGTAAAAGTCTTGGTTGGCGACGAATCAGATCGTCCCTCATCCGCCCGAAAGCGGAAAAGATACTCTCCAACTCAAAGTTGATCGCCCTAGAAGACGTCGCCTTCATCCATTCCATCAGAATCGAATGCATCTCTGTATCTTGCCACCAGACCAGCAGGTCAAATGGCAAGCCAGCGGACGCACCGAAACCTCCGGAATTGGGCGAAGACTTCGTAATCGTCGGGATCGACGTCACTTTTAGGTCTCGCGAAGGGTCAAGCTCCATCGGTAACTTCGTCACCTTTGAAACCCGATCCAGGAACACGGGTACCCACCGCTCCCACGCATTTAGGAAATCACTCGTAAGTGGTTTCCCAGGGGAAATTATGGTTTTCAGCTTCAAACTCCCTTTAAAAGGTATCACTCGGTATAACCCGAATAATGTGAGCCAAAGCCTAATCACCTCAATATCCCCCGAAAGAATTAACTTTCGGTGCATGGAATTGATGATCCTTGGTACTCCGCGTCTAGTTCTCGAGACGTTGCAGCCGAACCCAAAGGGATCCTTATCTATCTGTCCACCCGCTACATGCTGCAATAGCAAGTAACAGGTTTTCAAATAGATAGCTAACCCTTTCGGCCCAACTCGTCTATACATCCTTGATGCATTCCGAGAGAAACCCCAGACAACCTTAACCCGTCCTGCTGTTAAATGCCCAAAGACTAACGGGATGACTCTAAGAGCCATTCCCGCCAGTTTTGCCTCAGCTTTTACACCGAGGGACCAATTCATCGAACGCCTTACTAAGCGTTGATAGATACTTTTCGTATTTCTCATCGCTTGTTCGGTGTTTGATGGATTTTCGGTTCCCCACTCCCTCCTGGGAGAGGTG